CCGACATCGGGACCATCGCCCACTTCCTCATTGAGTGTTTTCTCCACAACCACGTTGCCGACCTCTCCGAGTTCAGCCCCGCGGATGTCGAGAAAGCGACCATCGCCTTCAACAACTTCAAGCGGTGGTGGGATGACGAAGGTCTCACCGTCATCGAGCCGGAGGTGCAGTTGGTCTCCGAGGAATACCTTTTCGGCGGCACCATCGATGCGCCCAGCCGCGACCGCGACGGAAAGATCGTCTTGTTGGATTGGAAGACGAGCAAAGCCATCGTTGGCGCCCACAAGGTCCAGCTCGCCGGGTACGAGCAGCTCTGGAATGAGAACCGGCCGACCATGAAGGTCCAGCGCCGCGGGATCGTGCGCATCGGCAAGGAATCCCCGGACGACTTCGAGGTCGCCTGGCTGTTTTCAGCCGAGCCGTTCTGGAAGGTCTTCCAAGCGCGTCTCAACCTCCACTACGTCCAGCTCATGGCGAAGAAGGCCGCCTAAATGCCCCCACGCAGAACCATAGCCATCGTCCGCAAGAAGCTCGGCCGCGAAAAAGCGGACGGCATGACGCTGGGCGACGGCAAAGTCTACATCGATCCCCGTCAATCCGGCGCGGACGAGCTAGACACGGTTTTGCATGAGCTTCTGCACCACGTCTGCCCCGACATGAGCGAAGAAGCAGTCGCCGAGAAGTCCGCCACGATGGCGAGGTCGATGTGGAAAGACAAGTGGAGGCGCGTCCACGAGTGACCGCCGCCGGCTACATCCTCATCGGCCTCGCCGCAGGCATAGTGCTCGGCGCCTTGGCAGCCTACGGCGGCATGTTCGCCTGGGCCATCCGCTACGGAAACAACGAAGAAGAATAATTATGAAAAAACCCGCAGGACTGTACGCAAACATCCACGCCAAAAAAGCCCGCATCGCCGCCGGAAGCGGTGAACGCATGCGCAAGCCCGGTTCCGCCGGCGCGCCCACCGCCAAAGCCTTCCGCGCATCCGCCAAGACCGCTAAAGCGCGCCGATGACCTCTGGCCTCCTCATCGCCTTGGTCGGCTTCATCTACTTCGCCGTTGCCATCGACCTCGGCCTCATCCAGCACCGCTACTGGCACAGTCTCATATGGCTCGGCTACAGCATCGCGCAAATCGGGCTATGGAGGGTAACCATTTATGACTAAGCCCCGCGACATGTACGACCTGACGAGTCATCCGACCGACACGCCAGAGATCAAGGCCAAGCTCAAGCAGGCTATCAAACTTTACAACGAAGTCGGCCGCGACCGCGCCAGCAACAATTTGCCCGCCCTCGCCGCCGCCTTCGCCGCGCGCAAGCGCAAACAATCGAAATGACTTTCAATCTGCAGGCTCAAGCGGGTTCTCGCCGGCGTTCATGTGGTGTGACGCCGCGGACCATCTCCGGGATGCCCAGCTCCACCGAGCGAGACGAGTGGGGCGCCTGCACATACTTTGCATGATCCACGAGTTCGCCCGCCCCGTTCCGGTAAAGACCCCGCTCGGTCTTGGCTCGGTGTGGTATGTGGAGTCGCAGGGAGCCTATTTCAACAACATCTACGCCGTGATCCTCGAGGACACCGGCGAGACGCGCTACATGCGCAGCGATCAGTTCGTCGTCTTGGAGAATCCCACGATGGACATCAAAAATTTGGGCGCCGCGCCGGTTTAACCAACGGCTTGGGGAAGCTGGCGTTGCGCAAACGCACCGGCCGGCGCCCGATCTACTTCGTGAACGAGCACGCACAACGCTTCAAGCCCACACCGCACCCTGTCATGCAGGTCGATCTCGACTTGCTCGAGAAACTGGGACCGGACGAAGGCTGGAAATATCTCAAAACGCGCGAAGAGCTGATCGCCCGCGAGGCCAGTGACCCGTTCCGCTACGGCTACATCCCGCCGGTGTGGAAGCGCGCGTCCGAATTGCTGGAAAAGCACCGCGAGATCCTCGTCATGGGCGGAAACCGCAGCGGAAAGACCGAATGGGCAGCCAAGGAGGTCATCAAGACGCTCTACAGCAAGCCCGGAGCAGTTGTCTGGTGCTTCCAAACCACGGCGCCCAACTCCATTGAGTTGCAGCAACCCCGTATTTGGAAATACATGCCGCCGGAGTGGAGAACGGCGAGAAAAGGGCAGATTACGAATATAACGTACAGCGTTAAGGGGGGCTATACAGAACAGAAGTTCGTGACCCCACAAAACAGTATCTGTGTTTTTCGCAATTACTCTCAAGATCCGTCCACGCTTGAGGGCGGCGAAATCGATTTTGCTTGGGCGGACGAGCTGGTCCCGCTTGATGTCCTTGAAACCCTCCGGTTCCGCTTAGTAGACCGCAACGGAAAGCTCGCCGTGACCTTCACGCCGGTTGAAGGCTGGTCGCCGACCGTGGCCGACTACTTGAGCGGCGCCAAGACCATCACCGATACGGACGCCGAGCTGCTCCCGCTGAAAAACGACAAGGGCGAGATCTCCGGTTACGAGAAGGTGCCCATCGAGCAGATTAATCCCAAGGGCCGCCCGATCCTTTACTTCCACACCCAGTCAAATCCCTGGGCCGGTTGGTCGCGCATGAAGAAAGAGCTGCAGAGCGAGACCAAAGAAAAAATCCTCTGCCGCGCTTACGGCGTCCCGACCAAAGCCATCAGCGGCCGCTTCCCCTTGTTCAATCCCAAGGTCCACGTCATCCGCGCCTCGGATGTCCCGCAAGGCACCCGCTACCACTGGGTCGATCCGGCGTCTGGCAAAAACTGGGCGATGATTTGGACGGTGCATGACACTGCCGGCCGCATTGTGGTGCATCGTGAATGGCCAAACCAAACGGACTACATCGAGGGCATCGGTTATGCCGGCGAGTGGGCACTCCCCGATGGCAAGAAGCTCGACGGCAAGCCCGGACCCGCGCAGCAGGACTTCGGCTTCGGCCTCGAGCGCTACAAGGACGAAATCCTGCGCGTCGAAGGCGGCGAGGAAATCTTTGAGAGGTGGATGGATAGCCGCTACGGCCACGCGCGCACGCTCGGCAAGGAGTCGCCGACTACCTTAATCGACGAGATGGCCGACTTGGACATGAACTTCACGGCTACCCCGGGTGATTCCATCGATGAGGGCGTCAGCATGATCAACGATGCGCTGTCATACAACCCCGAGAAGCCGGTGGATGCGCGCAACCAGCCGAAGCTCTACATCTCGGAGAACTGCAAGAACGTCATCTACGCGCTGCAGACCTACACCGCGGCGGACGGCAAAAAAGGCGCGACCAAGGACTTTATTGACCTTTTGAGATATGTTTGCCTTTCGGATGCCATCAACGTCGAGGGCGACATCCTGCGCTGCACCGAGGGAGGAAGCTACTGATGGCGCCCGCAGGCACAGTCCCACCGCCTCCGCGCGTGCGCCCATGGCGCGGACGCAGCAAAGAACCGCCACGCTGCGGTGTATGTTCTAAGCAGCTTCGTATCGAAGACATCCACGGCATCGACAATCAGCTTGGTCCGGTGTGCCGCGAGTGCGGCCCTCACGTTGTTGCCGCCAACAATGTCATGTATCCCTTTTGGATCTAAAGCGTCAGAAATGACGAATTAACATACAAAACCCGCGCTAAAGCATCACGAACGATGCCCTAATCCATTCGCTATTCGCAAACAGCAAACACCTTATGTTCACCAAAACCAAAACCATCCCCACTGACCTCTACACCGTCAAAGAAGACTTCGACCGCGAGGGCGCCCTCGCCTTCTCCCGCGACCAAGCGCCGCCCGCCTACCTCGCCGTCATGCTCGAGCTGCAGGACCGCATCGCTGACGCCAGCACGCTCGTCGCCACCATGGCCACCGCCAAAGAACCCGGATACCTAGCCCACGCCGCCGGCCAGCTCAACGCCTTGCAGGAACTGTGGGACACCCTCGAAACCCGCCGCACCGAAGCCTCGCGCTTAGAGTAGGTTTCGCGCCGTAGTTCAAGCCGAGACCTTCCGCCCCATTTTGCATTCTGCATTCTGCATTCTAAATTTTCTGCTGGACATTTGTACAGCAGTGTGAGATAATTGATGTATCAAAGTTGAGCTGTGCCCGCATGGCACACCGGTTTGATCGGACTGGCAGA